TCATCCCAAAAATTTATAATGTCCCGCGGTCGATCAGAATTTTGGGTGAGGACATGTCCGACGATATCGTTCTTGTCAATCAGCAGCATCAGAATGCTTACGGTGATGATGTCCTGTATGACCTGACGGTTGGTGATTATGACGTGACTGTTGATGTCGGCCCGTCTTTTGAAACAAAAAGAATTGAAACTGCACAGAACTTGATAAATGTTATTCAGGCGATTCCTCAGATCGGGCAGGTCTGTTCCGATATTCTCGTTCGTAATCTGGACTTTCCAGGTGCGAGCGAACTTTCTAAGCGTTTGCTTAAGACAATTCCGCCTCAGCTTCTTGAAACGGACAAGCTTGGAGAGGGTATTGATGAGAATCAGGTTCGACAGATTGTTAAAGACCTGCAACACCACATTGCTGAGAATCAGATGCTAAAAGAGCAAGCACAACAGCTTGGTCAGCTTATACAGCAGCTGCAGGCTTCTCTTAAGGACAAATCGGAAGACAGGCAAGTCAGGGTCGAAACCGCGGCCATGCGTGCCGCGAGTGAAGTTAATAAGGCTCAGCTCGGACTGCAGTCTGCTCAGGTGCAAGCACAGACAAAATTGACAACTCATGCCGTAGATTCGGCAATTAATCTCTCCCAGCAGGCACCGGGACCTGCTGGAGTGCCTCCAACACCAAATCCCGCGCAGCAAGGAGCACCAACATGGGCTCAATAGCCAATTTGACAGAAGAAAGACCGATGGGCACAGTGACCGAAGAGGAACTGCAGCCAATCGAGGGAGTAGAAGAACTGAATAAAGTACCTCCTCAGAAAACAGGAGAAAAACCAGAAGAAGTGGAAGAGAAGCCTGTTGACGAAACAGAGAAGCCTGTTGAGGAAAAAAAGCCTGTAGAAGAAAAGAAGGAAAATCATTTTGAACGCAGACAGCGTCGTCTTTTGCAGGAGCGGGCAGAGTTCAAGGCCAAGGCTGAGCTTTATGAAAAAATAATTTCAGGACAGCAGCAGGTTGCCCAGCCAGGGAAGCCTGAGCGGGCCCAGTTTCAGGATGACATCAGTTACATGGAAGCCTTGACGGATTGGAAAGTGGATCAGAAATTGGGGACCGTCAGGCAGGAATTGACGCAGCAGAATGCACAGTCAGCAGTTGTCAACGAGTGGAACCAGAAAGTGACAACTGCCAGAGCTCTGTATCCGGACTACGACGATGTCATGGCCGACGCTGACGATGTGCAGCTTACGCAATCTGTTCAGGATTCGATAATGGATAGTAAGTATGGGGCCGATATTGCTTATTACATGGCCCAAAATAAAGACGATGCTCAGCGAATTTTGTCTTTACCCCCTAAAGCCGCCGATCGAGAGATCGGACGCATAGAGTCGTATATTGAGCAGAGTCTTAAAAGTAAACCTGCGGTGCCGCCAGTGAGTAATGCACCAAAACCAGTTCAACCGCCAAGAGCCACAAGCTCAGGACTCACGCGAGATTTGGAAAAGATGAGCCCTGCGGAATTCGCTTCATACAGAAACGAACAAATCCGCAAGAAAAAACAACGGTAAAAACAAAGGAACTTTATTATGGCAGGCAACGCGTTTCTATCACCAACAGTGATCGCGAAGGAAATCCTTCGCATCCTGCACAATAATATCACTTTTACAAAAGGCGTGAACCGTCAGTATGACAGTTCGTTCGCCAATAGTGGTATTACCGTCTCGGGTAAGGCGGGACCGAGTCTTCGTGTTCGTAAACCAAATCGGTTTACGGTCACAGATGGTGCCGCTCTTGTAGTGCAAGACTTGACAGAGGATTATGTTACTGTGTCTATGACGACCCAGAAGCATGTCGCGATGAAATTCACCTCTCAGGACTTGACACTCACGATTGATGACTTTTCGGAACGTTATATAAAGCCCGCCGCACTGGCTCTTGCTTCCAAGCTTGACCAGGACGGTTGTAATTTATATAAGACCGTCTACAATTCAGTCGGAACCCCTGGCGTTACTCCTCAGTCAGCTCTTGTTTATCTCCAGGCCCGTGCAAAGCTTGACAACTACACATGCCCGAGAGATGACATGAGAACCGCATGTATCAACCCGATCGCGGAAGCGTACACGGTTGATTCACTGAAGACTTTGTTCCACCTCGGCTCGGCTGTCGGAAGTCAGTATGACGCTGGAGAGATGGGCCACGCCTTCGGTCTGAATTTCAAGATGGACCAGAACCTGGCCTCGCACATTGCAGGCGACGCAACAGGTGCTTTGGTTAACAGCTCCAGCCAAACAGGAGCCACACTGTCAATTAAGTCAATCAACGGTGGTACAGGGTCGCAGGTAGTGAAATCCGGTGACATGTTCACAATTCCCGGTGTCTACCAGGTGAATCCTGAAACCAAGGCCACGACAAACGACCTGCAGCAGTTCGTGGTTACTGCTGATTCGACGGCATCTTCGGGATCCATCGCAGCTCTTCCGATCAGTCCGTCGATTGTCATTACAGGCGCAACGCAGACAGTTAATGCGGCACCAGTCGGGGATGTCCATATTGATTTTAATATGGGTGCAACTCCTGGTGTGAGTTATCCGCAAAACATGATCATGCACCGCGACGCATTTACGTGCGTCAGTGCGGATTTGATTATGCCTGACGGGGTTGACTTCAAGGCTCGAGAAGTGAATGACGGGATTTCAGTTCGTATCATCCGTCAATACAACATAAACGGGGACGAGCTTCCTACGCGCGTCGATCTGCTTTACGGATGGCAAACGCTGTACCCCTTCTTCGCTGCAAGGCTTTGGGGCTAAGTTTTAAATAAAAGGCTTTTGGGCGTGGCGGTGATCCGATAAAAAGGAGCCGTCCGCTCAAGGCCTTTTCGTGTTTTTGAAAACTAAAAAAAGGAGAATGTTATGGGTGTCTTCAGAGTAGATGATGGATGCGACCAGGGCGCAAACCTTGGAAAAGCGGGGGGAAAGATCGGATTTTTCGATGTAACTCCTGTTGTAAAGCAGACGGCCCCGACAGTGATAACGCTGTCAACTACGGGCGATGTAGCGGCGGATTCAACAGCTTTACGAAATGCAGTTAATGCGGTTCGTACGGCTGGTGTGAATCTGGGCCTAGTTGCTTAAACTTTGTGGGGTTCGGGCAACCTGAACCCCTTTATCATTTTAACAAAGGAGAATTATGTTCCTCCCGCCTCCGGGTTTGTCTCCCGAGCAGATCAAAGACCTGTACATTAAAAATCCGAATTTTGAGTTCAAAGAATATCCGAAAATGGTCGGAGATGTAATTGTAAAGAGCAGGGAAGAAGAAAATGCATTGGTGGGAAGAAAAGAACCAAGCTTTGAACATCAAGATTATCCGAAAGTGGTTGGAAGAGTAATTGTAAAGAACAAGGAAGAGGAACAGGCACAGCGAAAGCTAAAACCAGAACCAAAACCTAAACTGAATTTCGATCTTGATTCCCTCTTAGATACCGCAAAAGGTGGAGGGTGTATTAACTGCGAGTAAAAGGAGTCATAGTCATATGTCGCTGAAAGAAACACGGGCATCAGATATAATTTCCAGGGCATTACGATTATTGAGTGTCAAGGCGACAGGAGAGACTCTGGAAGCAGACGAGGCTCTTGATGCGCTACAAAATTTTAATTGGATGTTAGAACAGTTTTCCAACGAACGCCTCATAGTTTACCAAATCAAAAATGAACTCTTCCCGGTCACGGCGGGGACCACGTCTTATACGATCGGCCCGTCCTCTGACGCTGTTTGGCAGACTACCCGGCCATTGATTTCGCAGAACGCCTCGGCGTTCATTCGACAAACGGTAAGTGGCCTTGATACTGATTATATCATGGACTACTACCCTAACGATCGCTTTCAGCAAATATTCCAGAAACAAATAAAAACGAATTACCCATACGCGTGGACAAACGACCACGCCTTCCCGATATCTACAATTCGAATCTATCCTCAGCCGACGTTGAATTTACAGTTCGGATTGTCGCAGACTGTTCAGTTCGAAAAACTTGATTCTCTTTCTGATGTCATCGCGTTTCCGCCAGGCTATGAGGCAATGCTCGGTTGGAACCTTGCTCTATGCATCGCGCCCGAGTACGGGATTTCTCCCGATGCCTTGCAGGTGATAGCGCAGAAGGCCGAGGAAACGAAAAGGAATATTAAACGGACGAACAGTGAGCCTTTGCTTCTGGCTGTGGACAGGGATCTCTTGACACACGGAATTTACAACATATACGGAGACAGATAAATGAAGTGTTCGTTTATCGGCCCAGTTTTCAAGGGTCGTGCAATAGGAGTTGACGGCCAGGAATGCACCAATTTTTATTTGGAGCAGAACATGATTCCTGAGTCGAAGTCACCGTGGTCCCTGATTGGGACGCCAGGATTGGAGCTTTTCGCTCAGGTTGGAAATGGTCTGTTTCGCGGATGGATTGTTTCTGCCCGTGAGCGTTTACTTATTGCCGTTGGCAACCAATTGCTCGAATTGTTTCCCGACAGATCGACAAAAATCATTGGATTGCTTAAGACTTTTAAAGGTCCGATGACCTTTGCGGAAATACAAACTTCCGCGGAAGGTTACAGTTCGCAGATCATGTG